TTCACAGAAAACATTGCTGATATGATCACTCAAAGTTTTAATAGCAGACTATCAGAAGATGATATGATGGCAGTATTAGATGTTATTGATCAGTATGGTCGAAAGAGAAGAGATGCAATCTCAACTCTATTGGAAGAGATTCAACCTGCTAGTGCCGGACTACCATCAGCATGGCAAATATTCTTAGCTATTGTAAGATATAGTAGCTTTGAGCAGAATCTTAATATGAAAAGATTATTAGAAAATGCTGCAGAAAGCGTTCTAGTAATTCCTGCACGAATGAATGAAGTATTAAATCAACTTCAATCATTATAATCCTTAAAAATGGGAGGGGTATAAATATGCCCCCATCCCATTTTTTTTGGAACAAAATATAAAAAAAGGAATATAGAATGGCATCAACACCTTTGATTAGTTATTGGCATCCAGATGTAACATATGATTTTACATTAAGGATCGGAGAAAAAGATTATTCAACAGATTTAACTAGACTTGAAATAAGGTCTGCGGTAACGATGCCATATCAACATATATTTTTAGATGTCTTTATGAATCCACGAGATTTATTAAGTGAATCTTTTTTTGGTCAACAAGAAATAAAATTAATTATAAGATTGAAAGGGAAGGTTCCTGAAAGTTTAGAAGAAATTGAATTTAAATTAATGTATATTGATACTGAAGCAGATTATAGTCCAGTTCAAAGAAACTCTGAACAAGATCAAGTGGAAAGAACAGTAGTAAGATTTAAAACTGTTTGTGTTGACTCATATCAAACAATGTCTACAATGGTGAATGAAGTTCAACATAATAAAACTCCATATACAATAATATCAGATTTATTCTCTAAAAATACTAATATAACTGAGTTAATTTATGACTCACAAGGTAGAAGTAAATTAACAATAGATCAATTAATAATACCACCAACTACACTATATAACGTGATTAATTATATTGATAATACATATGGAATATTTGATGGTGCTATGGCTCTTCATACCACATTTGATAATAAAGTAAAAATTCAAAATTTAACTAAGAAAGTAAAAACAGCACAGAAATATACTTTATATTTAACAGCAACTGATGGAGATGAATCAAAGGTATTTTCTTCAACTGATGGTAATATGTTTTATTCTAAAAAAGCTGTTAGTAATTCATATAAAGGCAATGCGGTTTTCTCAGTAGAAGCTCCATCGCTTGTATATATAACAAAACCAAAAGATCAATTATTTGCAACTATTGATATTGATTTGGAATCTTTTGCCAAAGAATATGGTATATTAGAACCAAATAATCCACAAATTTATTATAATAAAGATGCAATTGATTATTCTAAAAGAATAGGATATGAAAAAGATCAAACGGGATATGATATTGATCAAACTTTTATTAATGCTAATTTATCACAAAATATAGTAGATATGGCAACTTTAGTAGCTGAAATAGATGGTAACTTGCCCATTTTAAATTTAATGGAAGTTGGAGAACATGTTAAGGTAATTAGTCATATTGATAGTCAATTAAAACTAGGTGGCGCCTATATATTAAAGGGGAGCGATATTCAATTTGTAAAAGCTACCACATGGGAATCATTTGCAAGAATGTATTTATGTAGAACCAATATTGCTCAGCAATAATTAGAACAAATAATAAAGGAGAATAGTATGGTAGCTACTTCAACATCCGCACAAGCAGCGATAAGAGGTGATAATTTTGTTGCTGAATATTTGAGATGTAAAAATGATTTTCATTATTTTTGTGGTCATTATATAAAGATTGAAATACCTGGTCGGGATATATTACTAACTCCTTATGGAAAACAATCAGAACTAATTGATACAATCGAAAGAAAGAAATATGTATTAGTTCTAAAGAGCAGACAAATTGGTATTTCAACAATTGTACAAGCGTATGCTGCCTGGCTAACAGTGTTCTATGATAATGTTGTGATTGGTATTATTTCAAAGGATGGAGCTGAAGCAACCGATTTTGCAAGAATCATTCGTGGTATGGTTGAAAAACTTCCTGATTGGATGAAACCATTAGGCGGGTCACAGGGTCGTGGTCTTTCAAAAAGAACTGAGCGTTCATTTATTTTAACAAATGGAAGTAAGGTTTATGCTTCACCCGTTAATCCAAATGCCCCTGATAAAACTCTTCGTGGTAAGGCATTGACATTTTTGGTTATCGACGAAGCAGCATTTGTTACTTATGTTGAAGCAGCTTGGACTTCAATGGTTCCTGCTTTATCAACAAATCAGATGCAAGCAAGAAAAGCAAATATACCTTATGGTACTGTTGTTCTTTCAACGCCAAATAAAACTATTGGAATAGGTCAATGGTATTTTGAACAATATGTAAGAGCTATTTCAAGGGATGATATATTTGAACCATTTGTAATTCATTGGAAAATGATTCCTGAATTAGCAAATGATCCATATTGGTATAAAACACAATGTAAATTATTTAATCATAATCCAAAGAAAATCGCTCAAGAGTTAGAATTAAAATTCTTGCCAGCTGAGGGATCATTCTTTGAAGCTGAAACAGTTGAAAAACTACAAGGTTCATGTGTTGAACCAACTGAAAAACTAAGAATATTCAATGGAGAAATATGGAAATTTCAAGAATCATATCCTCAAAATAATTATATAATTGGAGTCGATACTGCACCAGAACATGGAGCAGATAAATCAGCTATTACAGTTTGGAATTATCAAACATTAGAACAGGTTTGGGAATATCAAGGAAAATGCAAAGTCCTTGATTTCTTAAAAGTTATTGAAATAGCTGCAACACAATATAGAAATGGTCCAATAGTCGTTGAATCAAACTCATATGGAAACCAGGTATTAGAACATTTAAATCAAACTAATTTTTCAAGTAGATTATATAGAGAAAAAAGAGGACCACATACAATTGTACCGGGTCTTTCAAATAATGCAAAAACAAGACCTCTAATGATTGATGCTTTATATTCATATATGTCAGAATTTCCTGAATCTGTTAGATCACAAAGACTTGCACTTGAATTAACAGGTTTGGTTTCAAAAACAAGTGGTAGAGTTGAAGCTGATACGGGGTGTCATGATGACTTAGCATTATCTGCTGCATGTTGTATGTATGTAAGAAAATATGATCCACCATTATTACTAGAAGTTGGAGATGGACAATATTCTGAAACAGTTGAGGTTATGAAAGATATTGTTAGTTATAATACTGATAGACCATATGAAATGACCAATGAATCTATTATGAAATCTGTTAAAAATAATATGGATAAAAATTTAGGGTTTGTAGATATAATGGGATTATATAATAAGGAATAAACAATGGATGATAAACACTTAGAGGAACTGTTTGCACCACCAATTGGTCTTGAACTTGAAGCTGTGGTTGACGGGCAGAAGTTTTATTCTTCTCAAAAACTAAAAGAAGCATTTATAAAATGTATGGGTGCGAGTGGAAGAGCTTCTCATATATTCAAACAAGTTGAAAAATTAGTTATGAAGAAAAAATTAATAGTTCCTTGCTATTTATCAAAAAATATGTATTACCTTTTTAAACATAAACTCTTTAGCGGGAGCGATGATAAATCAATACTTGGATTTTATCATACAAAACAAAAAAGAGTTTTTATATTAATTGATAATAGTGTGACTCCAATAGGAACTGCAAATGATGATTTCATAGCAAGTACAACAATGCATGAATGTGTTCATTTATATGCAGATAGAATGAAAGGAAAATTCTTAAAAACATTTAAGCAAGAATTAGATAGATTTTATATTTCATATTTTTCAAGACTTTTTCAATTAAAAACTAAACCAGACGTATCCAAAGTAATTAAGTTTATTTCTATGTTTGAGTATAATAGATCGGAACAAACTAATAAAAAATTGGCAACATATTATTATTTATTAGAAAAAACTTTGAAACCTCATAGTAAGTTAGATGAGAAAGATTTTGTAGCTGCATTACAGGCATATATTGTATCAATAAAACTTTCTTTAATGAATTTTACAACATTTGTAAGGATGTATAGAGATTATAAAGTTATTTACGGACCAATTGATAGAGCATATCTAGAAGCATTTGGTAAAAGAAATACTTTTACTACTCCGTATCAAGAATTATCATCTGTGTCTGAAGTCATATGCGTCCTTTCAGAAATGAGACCAACATATCCAAAGCTAAAGAAAATGTTTAAAGACATGGCATAGGAGTTTTAATTAATGGCTATACGAGATGATAATACTCCTCCTTCAAAACCAGGGAGCATTACACAAACCGCTGATAATCAAATTGATCGAATTGGAAATATAAGTAATGTGTCGAAAACAGTTTCGACAATGCAGAAAGATGTGAAACAAAAAATAACTGAAACTAAAAAAATGGTAGATGACTCTGAAGCGATAAGTAGTGTTCAGAGTTCTATGTCAAAAGTTTTAGATAAATTATCAGATACAATTGGAGCTCTTTCATCAGGTGTTAAAACAATTACCGTTGATACTGCTAAAGCAACTAAAGATGCTATTGGTGATTATGGAAAAGCAATAAGTGCTGACATTAGTTTTAATAAACAAAGTGTTGTGGCAATGGCACTTGCTAAATCGACTCCTATATATGGTTACTTTGTTGCTAAGTTTATGGAAACTGATATTTTTAAACGCGCAGCAGAGAGAATGAAAACATCAATTGGTAAAGCGTTTGGTAGTTTGGCTGGTTTATTTAGACGTGGTGCCAAAGAACCTGGCAAAGAAAAAATACCACACATGGCAAGGGGTGGTTATGTTGAAAAGGCAGGTGTAGCTAAGATACATGCGGGCGAAGTAGTAATGCCTATTGAGAAAATTCTTGACCGTATGGATGATAGTACCAATGTAGCAAAGAACGTAGGAAAGATTTTAACTAAACTTACAATGCAACAAGCAACATCACATAGAATGATGACTGATGTGATTATGCAAGAAGGTGATACAGGTGGAAAGAAAGTTGGTTTAATCAAAGATACACTTAAATTAATAAGAGAAGGAAAAGAAAGATATAAAGATCCAACCGAAGTTAGACAACTTAGAGAATTAATAGCTATTAGAGAAGCATTGGGTGGCGAACTTAAAATTTGGCCAGAAGTTTGGAGTAAGCTGTTAATGAAACATCCTGGTTTCAGGGGCATGATTGCAGTAACTAAACTAATGACGAAATTTAGTCTTCTAGTAACCTGGAAACCTGCATATGCATTATTCAAACGTAGGGGAGGTTATGGAAGTCATCTTTCAAAGTCAGATAAACCATTAAATGCAATGAGTCAAAATATAGGTTTGACTTATGTTGAATCAATGTGGCGTTTTGATAATATGCTAAATCTTTTGAAAGCAATAGCACAAGCAACAAGAGATACAGCTGCTACAATCACTGGCAAAAAATATAGTGGATTAAAAGGTGTTGGTACAGGTAGATGGTCTCTTGGTGGAGCTGCAGTAAGATTATCTGCTTGGTTAACTGGTAAGGCATTAAGTGGTCTTGGTAAGATTCCAGGACTTGGAACAGTAGGAAAAGCTGGTAAGTTATTATCTGGAAGAGCTTTTTCTACCAAAGAAAGTCGTGAATATGCATTAGGAGAAGGTAAAGCTGGTGGTATAGTTCGTTTGGGTAGCAGTGAACAAAATCCAATGTATGTTACTGATCTTACTTGGTTACCAGTACAATCAGAAGTAAATCGTATATTTACTGAGATGGGTGCAAGGCTACCAAAGAAAATAAAACAAGATCAACTAATGATTGAATATACAACAGAACAAGTTTCTACAATGCAATCTATTAAAAAGAGATTAAAAAGTAATTGGATAATCAAAATGTTATTAATAGGTTGGAGTTTTATTTCAATGTGGATGAAAAAACTATGGGATAAAACAGCAGGTAAACTATTAAAATTTGGCGGTAAGAAATTTGCCAGTTGGTTAGGACTTAAGAGTCTCGGACAATTCGGAGCTCCAAAAGGTTCTAAAGGTACAATTGGTAGAGCTATGGGAAAAATCCCACCTGGATTGAGAAAAGCTGTTGGAGCTGGTGGTATTGCAGCAAGTGTAGCTATGGGAGTCTATGATGCTATGCAAGCTGTTAGTATGGCTAAAGAATGGGGAACTTCTAAAACATCAGCGGGTATTGGTGGTTTTCTTGGTGGCACGGGTGCAGGGTTGAGTGGAGCAATGAAAGGAGCTGCAAAAGGCGGAATGATGGGAGCTGGTATTGGTTCTTTTGTAGGTCCAATTGGTACAGTAATCGGAGGTGCGGTTGGTGTAATCGCCGGAGGTATTTTAGGATTTATTGGCGGAGAAAAAATCGCTAAAGGTCTTGATGCAATGGGTGGTTATATTAAAAAATTTGTTAAAGCAACTTGGAGTTTCATAACATACCCATTTAGAATGATGGGAAAAATGTGGGATTGGATTAAAGAACAATTCACATGGAAAAAACTTGGAGAGCACGCATCATCTGCAATAAGTCTTATATGGAAACTTGTAAAATTACCATATAAAGCTGTGTGGTGGTTATTGAAAAAAGCTGGTCCAGCTGTATATAGCATGATGGGAAGTTTGTGGGATTTGATTAAAGAACAATTCACATTGAAAAATCTTGGAAATATCGCAACAGGTTCAATAAGTCTTATATGGAAACTTGTAAAATTACCATTTAAAGGTATAGGATGGATATTGGACCAAGTCAAACCATATATAGCTGATAAAATAAGCTCAGTGAAAGATTGGGTAACTGATAAATTTAGTCTTAAAAATATATTGAACATTCTATCATCTCCTATGGATAGTTTATTTGGAGTATTCAGTTGGTTTGGTAGTTTATTCGGAAGAATGAAAGAATGGATTGTAGAAAAAATCAAAAAAATACCTGGAGCATCGCTATTCTTTAAAGGTGATAAAGGTCCTGATAAAGAAAAGAAAGGTGGAATAAAAGAAACAATAACTGCAGCTACTGAAGCAGGTCAAGGAGCTACTAAAAGTATATGGGGCGGTATTAAAGGATTGTGGGGTTCAAAAAAATCAGACGATATTGCTAAACAAGCGAAGAAAGGAGCTGAAGATGCCATAAAGAAAACCAAAAATGCTACTTCATCAGTTATTAATAAAATGACCCCACAAGCAAGAGAAGCATTTGAAACAGCTAAGAAATATTACATGAAAGAGTTTGGTTGGACTGAAGCACAAGCAGACGCAGTCTTACAAACAATTGCCGCAACTGCCGGAGATAAATTAGATCTATTTAGCGACCCTGAAAAACTAAAAGGTATGGCATCAAGTATGTATAAATCTGCAGGTGGCAATATAAAAGATAGATATTTAGCTAGTATTGATAAAGGTCAAATAGTCGTAAACCAAGCCACTTTAATGTTAGCTAATGGAGAATTAATAGCAGATGATTTAGGCAAGAAGATTGTAGAATCATCAAAAGAATTAGGGAAACAAACATTACAAGGTGCTGGTGCAATCGTTAGCTCAGTATCAAGTGCAGTTACTAATAATAATAGTACAACAAGTAATACTGCTATTAACCAAGGTGGTTCAAAATCAGACGGTCGTTCTTATTTTGATTATTTGGTTTATACAGGTAATTATCGTTAAGGAGATTATATAATGCCATTAAACAATTCTAATATTCTCCAAAGAACATTTGGATATCCTCCAGATAATTTAGAAGAAAGAACCAATATAATGATAAGAAAATCTATGCCGGTGGTAACCTTCTTTCCGTCAAAACCACATTTTCAATCAGGTCTAGATTTATTTTCATTAACTCCTGCCTGGGGAGAATATACAAAACTATTAAAAGGCAATGGTTTTGAAACTCCAAACTTAGGAAACGATGGAATAAAACTAGCATATTTAGCTGATAACTTTCCAACTGATTCTTTTACAAATGAATATGGAGAAAACTTTCTTCAAAAATTTACAGATGTTGCATCAGAAGGGGCAGCTTCAATCGCTCAAATGATGGGGGCATCTAGTGCAACTGATGTATTTAGAAAAGTACAAAAAAACCTTCAAGGAAAAGATACTGGTATTAGCAAAGGTTTGGGGACGGGAATGGAATACATAGGAAATATGGCAAAGTCATCTCTTGATGCTTTAAGTCAAATTCCTATTGGTAAAACAGCAGCGGCTGGAGTAAATGTAGTAAATAGATTATTGGCTGGGTCAAGAATAGATTTTCCAATGGTATGGAAATCAAGTGGGTTTCAACCATCATATTCATTTACTGTAAGATTATATAATCCTTATCCTCAAGATGAAGACTATACAAATAAATATATAATTGGACCTGTTGTTGCTATACTATTAATGGGGGTTCCAAGAGCACAGGATTCAGCAACATTCACATGGCCATTTTTACATCGAATTGAATGTCCTGGTCTCTTTGATTTAGACCCTGGTTTTATCTCTAATATTACTGTAGTAAAAGGTGGCGATCAACAACAAATATCATTAAATCAAAGACTTGGTATTGTCGATGTTAGAATAGATGTGGGGAGTTTATATAGTAGTATGCTTGGTGGATCTGATAAAGTTACATCAATAAGACCAACTGTTTTAAAATATGCAAGATCAATGGCTGGTCAAAAAAATATCACTTCTAGAAGAGATGATAATTTACAATTTTCAAGAAAACCTGGCGATGGACCACAAGGAAACAGGGCAGTTGGGGCAACTAGCAGGGGAGAAGATATAAGAATGTCAGGACAACAATATACAATATCAACTCCTTCTGGTACACAAACTTTGACTTATCGTACTCGTCCAACTGTTAGTCCTAAAGTTCAAGCAGACGCAACTGATACTGGAGCAGGAGGTGATAATACTCCAACAGATCGAGTTGATTCAGATTCAGAAGATGTATATCAAGAATTAGTAGATAAGGGTCTGCCATTTTAACAAATAGTATTTCTCATACTCATTGTTAAATAGTACGCAAGGTAGGAATGTATAGTAAATTGGGTTTGAGTTGTATATGATTGAAATGTTTTTAGATATCTAATATCTTTTAAAATTTTGATCAATAGAATATCAATTTGTTGCTTAAAGTATATTCTTAATCTTGTTCTTTTTACTGCCATTAATTTTTTAACATATTCGTAATATTTACTTCCGCAAAACATAGACTTATCAGTAACATCTTTTATAAACAATTGTAAAATCAATCTAATCTCATCAGCATATCTCATGTCTTTTAATTGTTTAGTTATCAAATTAGCAATAGCGGGTTTTATTTTAGTTATTCTTTGCGATTCTACCATAGCTTTTTCATCTACTGTTTTATATATAGTTATTTTTTTGACAGTAGCATCAATTACCCGCTTACCTCTTTCCAATGCTTGTGATTGATATACATTCCCTTCATCATCTGAAACATCAACTTGCGTTTTTAATGCATCTCCAGATTTCCACGCTCTATAATAATGCTCAGCAAAACTCTTTACACTTTGAGCAATTCGATGTCTAGAAGCAGATAAAAATTGAATAATTCCATCGACGTTGAATGTTTTAATATCATTTGTGTATTTCTTTTCTAATTCTTTTGCTAAATGAAAAAGACTATTTCCAATTGTTTTTTCTCTTGAAAATAAATGTGTTTTAGTTATGGTTTCTAATGCGTATGAAAAAACTTCTTCGTTACAGAATTGTGGAAAATGATTTTTAAATTTATGACCATATTGTCTAACTAAATGATAAACCATAGCTGAATGATATAGTGTTTTATTTTTATTTTTAAGTGCATACCACATAATAAATATTAATAAATTAGAATCTGGTTGAATTACAGGAAGAAATGTTTCAGCCATTGTTCCCTTATAAGTTCTCTTAATAAAATCTTTCACATCTTTATCTGTCAATCCTGTAGCATTTAATAGTTGATGATATGGCGCTTTATGAGTAGGAAGATAACAAGGAGTAGACAAATTATTCATATCCCTAGATAGAATCTTCAATAATGTTCGTTGAAGATTTGTAATATTTATTTTTGATTTTTCTAGTATGATTTTCATAATATTTTAAAGGATTTTAAGTGTAATAGAGTCTTCTGTAAAATAGACATATTCTGGCCCATATTCCAAAAGTTCATCCTGTGTTAGATTTATTAAATCAAAATTAAAGAAAATATTTGATACAGGTTTAAGTAATCTACAATGATCAACTCCATCTATCTCCTGAACTACATCAATTATTTCAGAACCATACAGTTCAATTTCAATACCAAACCGATCTGAAAATGCCTCTACTAAAGTAGTCCTAACCGTATTAGCAAGAGTTGAAATCGATCCTGTATATTCATCTGTTTGAAATACATCTAATTGTATTTCTAATGGAATATTATAATTTGGTAAGACCCAACCTCCGGCACCATAAATATATTTATATGCTTTATCAGTAACATATACAATATCATCTGTATTAGGAATGAAATAAATCCAATTAGTAGAAGTACCGTCAGTATAACATTCAGCTATTTGTCCATCTTTACCAGTCCATTCACCAGTCCCATTTAATATAATATATCTTTCACCTGAAGAACATGGGACAGGAACAATACAAGAACTAAAATCTTTAACATCTTGTGTATTTGTTTCATTCAATTGCATGTTTTGTAATTGACCAATTGTATTTCCAAATTTAATATTTACAAAATCAGTCATCATTTTATAATCTTGAAAAGTAAGATTGGTTAATAATGCCTGCAAAACATTTGTCTCAAATTCTCTTGGGTTTGTAAGACTATCATAATATTCTTTTTCAATTACAGGTATATCATAAACTGTATATGTAGTACTATCAATTGCCACTACATTTGATCTAGTATAATTTCCCAATGCTTGTCTAAGAATAAATGTATTTTGATACTTGCCAATATCACCCTCAGTTGGGTGATTGAGTGTAAAGTAATATGTTAATTCTCCTTCTCCAATTGATGTATAATCAGGGATAAGTAAAGTAAATTGATTTGAAGTTGAATCATTAACCATAGTGAATGTTGAACCAGTCTCTAAAATTTCCATTTCTGCTGTTACTAAATCTGGGTCAAGAGCTGTAGTGTTATATTTAAGTGCAAAATTTACTTGACTTGTTCCGGATGTTGATACTACCAAATTATCTGCATATAAAGGATATTCAGAACTATAACTAGTAATCAATGTAGGAATTTGTTCAAGTTCAAATAATACATAACTATAATCAGCAACAGTATTTAAAGGTTCAATTAACATATCAAATAATGTATAAAAATCTGTACCGTTTATATCAATAACTGTTTTTCTTGGAACAACTAAATCGCTGAAAGTTTCAAATGCATTTCTAGTTGGAACAATATCATCCAAATATAAAAGAGTAATAAATAAAGCTATTTCATTTACCTTTACATCAGATCGTTTCAGAACAGGTAATGAGTTTGAACCAATTGGAGAATTATCAATAATAATATTTGAATTTATATAATCTTGTTCTGTAACTGTTCTTTCAAGAGCAGTAAGATTAATAATCGAATTTCTTCTTACATCTTCAACTCCTTCTTCATCTGTTCCGCCCGTAGCTCCAATTGTATTGACAACTGTATAACTTACTAATTCATTAATTCCAGCATCTGTTGCATTATAAATTCTATCGCCTGTTTGAATTGATCCTGCAATAACATTTCCATTTTCTCCTTCTGTTAATATCAATGTAACTTCTATTGTACTACCAGCTGGAGGTTGATAACCAATTATTCCATTACCAAATGATAAATTAATTCCTGAATCAGTTCTTCTTAAAACATAACCCTTTGTATTTTCATCCATTAAATACAAACTTTCATAACCGATATATGTATTCCACCCTGTCTGACCTGGCTCTCTTACCTGAACTTCAATATCAGCAAGTTTTCCAGTAAATGAAACATCTGTATTATAGAATTGATATATCTGTAAATCAGATGGAATTTGAAATTCTTGTACTTCAGTAGTTAACTGTCTAACATTTAAAGCAAAAGAAAAAGATTCAGGACCAATTATAACAGGAACGTTAAGAACTTTACTTCCCTCTTGGGCAATTATTTCAACAGAACTATTGCTAGTTACAGTTATCGTTGTATTATAATATGTGGAAAATGTGACTTCATCGTTTGCAAATACTTTAAAATTTTCTGGTATAGTAAACTCAGCAACTGGATCGGTAAACCCAAAAGGCATTTCAAAAAGAACATTAACACTTGCATATGTTGCTAATTTTCCTTCATATCCAATAAATGCAGCAAGGTTATAAATTGAATCTGGAAGCTGTGCTTTAGTTAAGAAAAATTCACGATATACTGAAGTCTGATAAAACATTAAATTACTTGTAAGGGTCGCTAATGCTTCAACTACAAAAGATAAAAATGATGATTTTACAAGATCCACATTTTCCAGCTCTAAATACTTTTTTAGTTCAGCAATGATTATATTTCTATTTTGCTCTCTAGAAATATAAACCGTTTGTGAAACTGGGGTATCAGCCATAATAATTATCCTTTATACTAAATAGAAACCGCTATTTGAATCAAACAATTCTCTTTTACATCTATTTCTCAATGTTTCATTTTTACTTAAAAGTTTGGTCAAATATTCAGCGTCTTCAAGCTCATGAATTTTTTTGTCGTAATCATAAAAAACATATGTATCCAATACTTGTTTATTCAAATCAACTTCTGTTATACTTTGTTCAACTTCAACTTTTAATTTCCAAAACAATCGATCCGCATTAACAGATTTTTCAACACCTGAAACATTATAAATCGGGTACGTATCATTAACAGGTCTTAAATAAGCTGATTCTAATTTTATTTTATCATTTGGAAGAGGTGTAAAATTATAGGTACTCGGAATAACAAAACGTGTTTCATTTTCTTTTATATATCCAATATCTTGACCATCAAAAATAGTTGAAATATCTTCAATATAATAGACAGGTAATAACAACATTTTATTCCACTTGATTCCAGAAAACTCACCAACTCTATCATATGCGCCACCAAATACATG